AAATCTAACGTAATAATAATATCTAAAGAAGATGACATTCCAAGGAGATTATTAAAAACAAAAGGAAGCTCTGGAAGCGACGGAGATCTTCTGATAACTAAAATATTAATAATAAAATGAGCTTTAAATACTGTGGTCAATGTGGAAGTAAAAATGAATATTTAGCGCTAGAGCCTAAGTTTTGCAGTTCATGTGGAGCTAGCCTTTCCCCTGGGCAATCTGAGTCAAAATCTTCAAAACCGGCAAGCTTTGTCCAGAAAAAAGCTAAAGTATTAAACGAAGATGAAACTGACTCTTCTTTCGTTCCTAGTATATCGAGATTACAATACGATGTAGCACCTTTTGAGCAAAAAACATTCAAAGTCGAAGACTTATTGAAGATAAACAATAATGAGCAGCCAGAAGAAGAGAGGTAGGCCTAAAAAAATAAAATTTGAGGATAAAATTGAAGAAATTCAAGAAAATATCGAAAAGAGAAGAGGAAAATGGTTTTTAAAGGCTATAAACTGGATTAGCTGGGAGGATGTTTCTCAAATTATACTGACTCATATTCATAAAAAATGGCACCAGTGGGACCAAAAAAGAGCTTTAGCTCCGTGGTTAAATAGAATCATATCTAATCAAATTAAGAATACATTAAGAAATCATTATACAAATTTTATTAGACCTTGTGTTCAGTGTCCATTTAATATTTCCGGATCCATAAGCCAAGTAGACAAAGAAAACTTATGCTCCTGGACTAAATCTGGACAACAAGACAGTCTTTGCCCGTTATTTAAAAAATGGGACTCTTCAAAAAAGTATTGTCAAGGTATAAATATGGCTGGGAATGTAGATGATTTTGCTAATCAGTGGGACAGAGGGTCGCAATCTTTCGATATTGACAAATCGAAGGATAAGTTAAATACCCACATGAAGAAGAGATTAAATGAAAAGCAATATAAAATATATTATATGATATTTATGAAAGGCATGAAGCCTGAAATTGTTGCTGAAAAAATGGGATACAAGAGTAATGAGAAAGGTAGAAGGGCGGGGTACAAACAAATAAAAAACTTTGAAACGTTATTTAAAAAATTAGCTAAAAAAATAATAGAAGAGGAAGATATAACATGAATTTAAGCGAAGAGCAAAAAGAGGAGATCAGAAAAAAGCAGTCAGAGATATCAGACTTAATTTTGCTTACTAGGGCAGTTTTCAATGATGATTCTTTAGATGGAAGAACAAAAGAGGGTAGAGCGGTAAGACAGTTTCTTGTTCAGGAAAAATTAGATTTCTCCACAACAAAAAAAGAGAAAAAGGAGAAAATTCAGTTTTCGGAAGAGCAAGAGGAGTTCATAATTAACCACGCCAGGGATGGGGGTTCGGCTTATGATATTGCTAAAATACTTTTTCCAGAGGTAAATATAAGCAATCTCAGTAAAGAGGTTATAGATGTTGCTGAATACATTAGAAATACTGATATCAGTTTACTGCGAGATAGCGAAGCTGGATTAGTGAAGGAATATTTCGCGCCTAAAACTAGAACGAAAATGGTTAAGAAGATAAATTTATATTGCCACGAGGAGATAAACGAAGAAAAGATGACTCGAGAGTATATGGATAATGCCGATAACTGTATTAAGTTTTTGGGCGCTCCTCGCTTTATTCAGGTTATTAATACCTACAGCGCTATGGATGATAGAAATTTATTTGAAGCTGAATATATAAGATCAGTATGGGATAAGCCAGATTTAACTAGTGATGAATTAAATTTATATATTAATGTTTGTATGGATTATATACATTTAAAAAATATAAGTAAAGCTATAGATAAGTTAAATAGAATGTTTGAGGAATGTGAAGACCAGAGAGATATGACTGTAAGGCTAGCTGAGTTATTAAAAACAAAGAGTGAGGAATATAATCAATGCGAAAAAAGGCAAGAAGCATTGATAGCTAGATTAAATGGAGATAGAAAAGAAAGAATAAAAAATAAACATAAAGATAATGCATCAATAATATCTTTAGTTAAATTATTCCAAAATGAAGAAGATAGAAAAAGAATGGTTGATATAGCTAATAAACAAAATCTATTAGTACTTGACGAGGCTAATAATATAGAAAACATGGGCGCATGGAAGGCTAGAGTACTAGGAATATCAAAAAACGATGCAATATAAGGGTATAAAAGTTTTCGCGGCATTAAATATTTCTTATTGTTAACAACAACTAGAAATAGATGAATAAATTATGCTTAATAAAAAGTAATAATAAAAATTGCTTCTTAAAATGATAAACGAAGAGATTCCAGATACAAACTGCAGGGTCTGTGGAAAGAAGTTTGATTCAGAGCGGTCATTGCATGCTCATATAAAGGCCCACAACATCTTTGTTATGGATTACTATACTACGTTCTACCCTCGAAGTAATCTGCTCACAGGAGAGCCTATAGCATTCAAGAATAAGAAACAATATTTTTCTTCTTATTTTTCTAATAGGTCTGAAATTAGGAAATGGCTAGAAACGGTAGATAAGGATGTAGCTAAGAATATATTATATAAAATGTTAAAAGATAAGATTGAAGAAAAGAATATGTTATACGCTCCTTCTCATTTAGAATTAAAATTATATAATTTACCATCTATTGATATGTATAAAGAATTCTTTGGTTCATATAATGAAGTCTGCTCCAGACTTCATGTTGAGCCAGTATATAATAATATTATTAAAAACAAATTTTTAATGTTCGATAAAAATTTATACGAAATGGAGATTTTAATAGATACTAGAGAGCAGCAACCACTATCATTTAAAAACAGCAAAAAGCATAAGTTAGATTATGGAGATTATACTTTATCTGGAGATAATTATACAAATACTTACGTAGATAGGAAGAGCGAGCAAGACTTTAAGTCTACAATGACGGTAGGATTCTCTAGATTTAAAAAAGAAATTCAAAGAAGTATTGATTTCGACTCATATTTATATATAATAATAGAGTCCTCCCTGCAAAAAGTGATTAAAAACAACCCAAAAGCTTACCACGAATCTAATTTAAAATTTATATGGCATAGAATGAGAGAAATCACCCATGAATTTCCAAGGAAATGTCAATTCGTATTTTCCGGAGGTCGAAGCCGGTCTCAAAAATTAATCCCAAAGCTATTAAAAGCTGGGAAGGAGCTGTGGAGTTCTGATATCCAATATTATGTTGATTCTGGAAAATTAAAATGACTTGGGAAGAAGACAATCAAAAAAGAATTAAGAAAAACTACAGCATTAATGAATTGCTGGGCTCAAAAGAAGGTTATCTAGAAGAAAAAGAGGCTAAGCTGCTTTTGTACGAATTTCTCAGAGAAAATATAACTTTTTCTGCAAATTTAATAGGAGGAGTTGACCTTTTTCCATTTCAACATATGGCAATCAAGGCTATGTTTGAAAGCGACTACTTTCTCGGTATATGGTCTCGAGGAATGTCCAAATCTTGGACTACTGGAATTTTTGCGTTTATGGACGCTTTACTCAATCAGGGAGTTGATATAGGCATACTTTCAAAATCTTTTAGGCAATCTAAGATGATTTTTAAAAAAATAGAAGATATACTTTCTAAGCCTGAAGCCGCATACTTATCTCAGTGCGTGAAAAGAATTTCAAAAGCTAATGACGAATGGGTTATGGAAATCGGTGATAGCTCTATAAGGGCTTTACCTCTTGGAGATGGTTCTAAATTGAGGGGTTTTAGATTTCATAGAATAATAATTGATGAGATGTTGCTGATGCCCGAAAGAATTTATAATGAGGTTGTGGTACCCTTTTTATCTGTAGTTCAAAATCCAAAAGAAAGGGAAACCTTGTATAATATGGAGACCGAATTGATAAATCAAGGAAAAATGACAGAAGAAGAGAGGTTTGTTTGGAGAAATAATAAATTAATTATGTTATCCTCTGCTTCTTACAAGTTTGAATATCTGTACAAGCTTTATGAAAATTTTGAACATTTAATACAAGGAAAGCAGGAATCAAAAAACGCCTCTAGAGTTATTATGCACTTCTCTTATGATTGCGCTCCCAAACAACTTTTTGATCAAAATTTAATAGATCAAGCAAAGTCAACAATGAGTCAAAGCCAATACGACAGGGAGTTTGGGGCTGTCTTCACGGATGATAGCTCTGGTTATTTTAAAATATCGAAAATGGCTGAATGCACCATTAAAGAAGGAGATTTTCCGAGCGTTGAGGTTAAGGGTGAGTCCGGCAGGGAGTATATATTATCTTTCGACCCAAGTTGGGCGGAGAATGAAGGTTCTGATGATTTTGCGATGCAAGTTTTTAAATTAGACACAGATACTCAGGAAAAATCAACCTTAGTTCATGTTTACGCTATGGCTGGAGAGCCCTTAAGAAGTCATATGAATTATTTTAACTATTTATTAAATAATTTTAATATCGTAGCTATAGTAGGAGATTATAATGGGGGAGTGCAATTTACAAACGCTTTCATGGAAAGTGAAATGTATAAACAATCTTCAACAAAAATAAATATCATTCAAACAGAATTCGACAATACGGAAGAATATCAAAAATCATTAAGAGCTGCAAAGCGAGAATTTTCTAAAGAAGGAATTCCTTGTTGTCTTAGAAAGCCAACCTCGAGTTGGATTAGAAGAGCAAATGAATTACTGCAAGCTAGCTTCGACCATAGAAAAATAAAATTTGCATCTCAGGCTATAGATGAAGCTTACCAATCTCAGAGAAAGAAAAAAATACCAATTAAGGGTTTGAAATTTTTAAGCAACACCGAGGAAGTTTTAAAGCAGTCAGATGGAGCCAAGATGATAGACCTGGTTGAGCATTTGCATGATATGATGGATTATACCAAGGGTCAGTGCGCATTAATAGAAGTAAAAACTTCTCCGCAGGGTACTCAGACATTTGACTTACCCTTAACTTTGAAAAGAACATCAGGCCCTGGAAAGGCTAGAAAAGACTGTTATTCTGCATTAGTGCTGGGCGTATGGATGATTAAAACTTTTTCTGACGTCAACTCTCAAAAGGAGGAAGTTTTTAATTCTTTCGTTCCTATGTTTATTAAATAAAAGCAAAGTAACTTTTAAAAGTGACTTTTAGAATCTTGTGTGTATTAACATCTATAACAAATGAAAAAGAAAAGATCATACCGTAAAAAATCTCCCTATTGGAGTAACTTGTCGAAAGCTGTAAAAACGGGGTCAGACTCTTTTGAGGTTCCCTTGGTAGAGCCCGTATCTTGCGGGGAGAATTATTATGAATATTTATCTGACGCATCTTGCCCAGCAGGAACAACTTCTAGAGATTCTGGTTTGAGCTCTTCCCCTCGAAGATCAAATAGGGCTCATCTCCCGGCAAAGCAAAATAAGTATTCAAACATTAAACATTCTAGCTTACCCTATAAGGTATCAGCAGATGGGGTTGACTGCAGGGAGTCTATAGAGTTGTGTCAAAAAGCGTATGCAAATATACCTATATTTAGAAACGCCATAGATGTAATGTCTGAATTTTCAAACTCAGAAATCCACCTGGAGGGAGGCACTGAAACTTCTAGAACTTTTATATATAAATGGTTCGAGAAAATTAACCTATGGAAATTAAAAGATCAATTTTTTAGAGAATATTATAGGTCTGGAAATATATTTCTTTATCGAGTGGATGGAGATTTCGATAATCAAGATTTTAAAAATTTAAATAAAATTTACGGATCAAAAGAATACTTAAACCCAGGAAAGATTCCAATAAGGTATATTTTATTAAACCCCTATGATATAGTGTCAACGAGTAGCACCTCCTTTGATAAAGGAGTTTATAAAAAGATTTTATCTGAATATGAACTAGAAAGACTTAGAAACCCAAAAACAGAAGAAGATCAAAATGTTTTTAATGCTTTACCTAAAGAAGCAAAAGAAGCCATAAAGAAGGGATCTTTTTCAAATGTAGGCCTAAAGGTTGAGTTGGATCCAGATAGGTTAGTTTATTCTTTTTATAAAAAACAAGATTACGAACCTTTTGCTATTCCTTTTGGGTTTCCGGTTCTGGATGACTTAAATTGGAAAATAGAACTTAAAAAAATTGACCAAGCAATAAGCAGAACTATAGAAAATGTAGTCTTGTTGATTACTATGGGTGCCGAGCCTGATAAAGGAGGAATAAACCCTCACAGTTTAGGAGCAATGCAATGTTTGTTTCAAAATGAAAGCGTTGGTCGAGTTCTCGTTAGCGACTATACAACTAAAGCTGATTTTATTATTCCTGATATAAATAAAATTCTTGGACCTAATAAATATGAAATAGTAAACCAAGATATAAGAGAAGGGCTTCAGAACATTATTGTCGGGAAAGAAAATTACTCCAGCACCCAGATAAAGGCGCAAATTTTCTTAGAGAGATTAAAAGAAGCTAGGAATTGTTTCATAAATGATTTTATGATGCCTCAAATAAAAACTGTCTGTAAGGCTTTAGGCTTTAGAAAGTATCCGACTTTAAAATTCCAAGAAATAGATATTAAAGACGAGGTTCAGTTTCAAAGGATAATTACTAGGCTTTTGGAAATAGGGGTTATATCTCCAGAGCAAGGAATGAAGTCAATCAGAACTGGGCTTTTTCCAAATCCAGAATCTCTAGAGGAAGCTCAAAAAGAATATTCTCAACAGAGATCTGAGGGTTTATATAACCCCCTTGTGGGAGGTGTTCCAGCTGTAGAGGCTCCCGGAAGCGAAGAGGATCGAAAGCTAAAAGAAGAGCAGATTAAAAAAAGCTCCAAGAATGTTAACGTTAATAATCAAAATTTAAATAAAAAAAACACTCCCAATCAGACAGGTAGACCCTTGGGGGCCAAGGCTAACGAAAAATTTTCAAGAAAGAATATCCAGTCGGTAGTTTATCAAATAGAAAGCTTAAGAACTTCTATAGCAAAACAAGTAAGATCAAAGTTTTCCGTAAAAAGATTGAATAAAAGCCAAGAGAGTATTATTGATAGTTTACTAGAGTCTATAGTGTGTAGCAAAGAAAAAGAAGTTTGGGTGAAAACTGCTGAAGCTTGTATTTCAGACTCAGAGAAGATGTCTGAACTGATTTGTCTGGAGGATATTAGCGACATTTCTGCAGAGCACCAATTATCCGAATATCCGTCAGCGATTCTATATCATAGCAACAATATAAAATAATTTTATAATTTTTTGAATTTCTCGTGTATTAACGTCTAATGAATATAGAATTAGATTTCTCTGAACAGATAAAATCTCACGAACTTTTTTGTGAATGCGAAGAAGGTATAGAAAGCTTAATAAGTCAAGAGTCTTGGGCTGAAGAAAAAAATAAAGGGAGGAAGTTAAACAAACCTTTTAGGACTCCCTCCGGCCCAAAGAAGTTCTCGGTTTACGTAAAAAACGAAAAAGGCAACATTGTTAAAGTAAATTTTGGTGACCCAAAAATGTCTATAAAAAGAGACAACCCAGAAAGAAGAAAGTCTTTTAGAGCTAGACACAACTGCGATGATCCAGGACCAAAAACGAAAGCTAGATACTGGTCGTGTAGACAGTGGAGAGCGGGTTCCAAGGTTGAAGGTTCTGCAGAAGATTTGCCTGTAGAAGAGCTTGAGTCTATAATATTAGAAGAACTTGATGAATCTGAGGCGAAAGGTCTATGGGATAACATTAGAAACAAAAAAAAGAGAATGGGGAAGAATTACAAACCTGCAAAAAAGGGGTCAAAGAATAGACCTTCAGCAAAAGCCTGGAAAGAAGCTCAAAAATGAATTACAAATATAAAACTAATTTCTCAAACCCAATTGAAAGATCTGATATTTTAAATTCTAATTTTCAATTAAATTCAATAGCATCTTTAGATAACTTAAGCGAATTAATAGACGAGAATATTGATTTCGAGAAAAATATAGACTTACTCGGAGTAGCTTTTAATGCCGCATTAATAAACGTATTCAACAGAAATGGAGACGGCATTGATACGGCTACCGCAGAAAAAATAAAACAATACTTTATTCATAAGCCTACGAATATCGAACACGACAAGAAAAAAGTTGTAGGGCATATAATATCTTCCGCAATATCACAAGTCTCAAATAATGAAATTATTCAAAATGTCAACATCGACAGCAAGGAGCCTATGAATTTATCGTTAGGAGCTGTTATTTATTCAGCAGCTAATAGAGATTTCTCTAAACTTGCTGAAGAGTCCGTTATTCCTGAGAGCGATAAGTATATGAAAGTCTCTGCCAGCTGGGAGCTCGGGTTTAACGACTATTTTATTGCGGTTGGAAGTAAAAATTTAGCGAATGCTGAAATAATAAAAGAAGAAAAACATATAAAAGAATTATCTAAATATTTGCAATGTTTTGATGGGGAAGGAAAACTCAATGATGGGTCCGAAATATATAGGTTGGTCGCCGGAGAGGTTTACCCCTTGGGCATAGGCTACACCTCTAATCCAGCCGCAAACGTGAAAG